TTGTACTCCGTTGCCGTGCCGTTCACCGTGAGGGTGAGCTTCATTACAACCGACTTCCTCACATAGTCGTTGAGGGTTTCGGACAGGGCATACTTTTCAAGCTCCGCAATTATCTCATCCTGCGTATAGTAGTCGGCAAGCATAGCCGAGAGTGTCTGACTTGTTACATAGCTTTTGAGAGTGTTGGTCAGCTGCGTATTCGTGGCATAGTTGTATCCCGCCAGCACTGTCTCCGTCACCACATCGGAGAGGTCGAGCGACACCGCTTGCGACCCGTCATAGCTCTTCTCCCCGCCGCTGTCGGGAAGCGACACTCTGAGGGCGTAAGGATTGGGGAGGGTTGTCGGGATGGTGTCGGTGAGCTTGTAGCCTTTGTTCGTGAGGGCTTCCGCCATACTCGTAATCGTTGGCGTTGTCACCTGTAAGGCTGTGCCGCCAATCGTCCCCACGGTGTAGGTCTTCTCCTGCTCCTCTACGGTGAGAGTGGGGTTCGCGTCCGTTGCCGACACATTCGCAGAGACGGAGGAGAGAGCGTCCGAGAGCATCTCATCCACCCTCAATGACGAGTACACCATCACATCATCGGAGGGGAAGTCGTCCGTGGTGCGTATCACCTTGACCCCTGCCGTGGATGCAATGCCGAGCCGCGTAGAGTACTCTGCATCGTTCTGCGCTTCCGTCAGCGAGGTACTCTTCGAGTAACTCCTGTTGTCGCCAACGGTGTAGGTCGCCTTGCAGGGAAAGATGAAGCTCTTCGTGTATTCCCGAATGCGGCTCTCACGACTGCCGCCCGCGAAGTAGTGAGCGTTCACGAGCTTTACCTTTTGCCCAATCTCGTAGTCGTGCTGCCCGTCCGAGGTGGTGATGATGTTCGTCTCACACTCGTAGAGGTTGGTATCGGTGGAGTTCTTCCTCGCGTACTCCGTGGCGGTCTCCGCAAGGTGTTCCTCCGCGTCCGAAATCATCCCGCTTGTGGGGATGACATTTTCAAGGACGATGGTATCGCCCACAGCGGGGGCTTGGTCTGCGTTCGGCACGAGGAGAGGGCGGGTCTCGCCCGTGGCGGCATCGTAGTAGTCCCCGAGATTCTGCGCCACTATCTCAAAGCACTTTACCGACCCCGTGGAATAGGTGTATTTGAGCTTCGAGGGGTCGCCCTCATAGACGATGGTGACCTCATTCGTTGCGGAGGAGGAAGAGCCGCCCTCTATACTGTACATCAATTCGAGTTCGAGCCTGTATGTGGCCGTCCCAAAGGTATAGTTGTCAGAGACACCTTTCAGTATCACCTCCGAAGCAAGGCGGCTTGTCTTGCTGATTGAGACCTGTACGGAGGAGGCGTAGTGCCAATCTTCTTCATCGGCGGTGTTCACGAAGCGGGCGGAGTCGCACTCCACGGTGAGGTCTGCCGAAGAAGAAGAAGAAGAGTCCGCAAGGGTGCAGGCAATCCTGCCCACTGTCTGACTCTTACCCGCCACGGTGATACTCCTCCCGCTGCCCGTTGTGAGCGTCCCGAGCGGCACATAGACGCTGTCCACGCTGCTCACCGCATCCGTCCTTAATGCCGAAGCCTGTGCCGTGGTCGAGGGCATGACGTCCGCCGTCTTCTTGTATATCAAATCGAACTCCCACCCCACGAGGGTATTACCCACCCCTGTGAACTTGCATTTGAGAGTCTCGCCCGCGATAATGTAGCTGTCGCCCGAGAAGTTGGCATCCTCCACGAAGATGACATATTGGTCATAGAGGGTGTTGGCGTTTTCGAGCTTCCTGCGCACGGTATCAACCCCCGTGATGAGGGTGTCGTTCTTCGGGTATTCGTCTTCAAAGAACACCGTCTTGTCGATAATCTCACCATCCGCAAGGGAGGATACTATCTCCCCGTTCTTCGCGAGGATGGGGTTTTGAATAGTGATGTTACCGTTTGCGTCTTTCTTCACGGGGCGCAAGCGCGGCTCGCTGATGGCATTGACGGCTTCTCCTCCGCTCACTGCCGAGTTGTAGGATGCCGTGAGGTTCCGGCTCGACCCGAAGCACCAGAAGCGCGTGCCGTACGAGGAGGAGTCTCCGCTCTGCGGTGTCATCGAGGAGACAAGGCCGCCCTCTTCAAAGTCCACGCTGTCGCTGCTCTCTGCTTTCTTGAAGTGGAGTCGGATTATCTCCGCCCCGAGCTTCTGCGAGAGGTTGGGGTTGGTTGCCGCAAGGGTGTCAATGAGGGTCTGCGTGACTGTTTCTCCCATCATCTCTGCCCACCACTCCGTATCAAATGTCTCTGCTATGAGGGTGGCGGCATCGAATACCGTCTCACCGTTGAACGACACCGTGGAGAGGTCGTTGCTGTCCGTCCCTCTCTCGCAATCGCCAACCACCCACGCATAGGGGTTGGGGTTCACCTCGCTGTCGTTCATTGCCGTTGCAAGCAGCCCCGCGATGGTGTCAAGGTACGAGGTCACGGCAAAGGTCATCTCTCTGCTGCCCTGTCCCGTGTAGGAGATGAGGTAACGCTGCATGTGCATCTCGGGGGCGTTGAATTGCAGCGTGTAGTGCCAGCCCGCCCCGCTACGCTCGGGGAGCTGCGAGGTCATCAGCGCGTACTTCACACTGCCGTAGAGGATGTAGCTGCCCGCTGCGATGTCGTAGAATGCATCCGTGTAGAAGTCGAGGGATATGAAGTGTTCCCCCATCAGCGAGCGGAATATCTCGCTGCCGTCATTAACCTCTGTTGAGAGGATTGCCTTACCCGTGTAGTCGTATATCGTTACCATTTCCTTTTTTTCCTCTGTTCTGTTACTCCCTACTCCCTGTCCGTGGGGTCGGGTTCTATGAACTTCAATGTGAGTTCAGTCCACCGACCGTTCCACTCCGTGTACGAGGAGACGCTGTCGAAGCAGACCTTGTAGGTTGTCGAAGAGCCGTCCGCGTAGGCGGCTTTGAGGGTCAGCTCCGCCCCCGAGCGCAAGACGGCAAGGAGTGCCGCCTCACGGCTTTTTGCGAGGGCGTAGGTGTCGGCTCGGATGGCGCACGGCAGAGAGAAGTCCCGCTCGTCCACGCGGGCGGTGGAGTAGAGTACCTGCTTGCCGTTCATCCCCGCGTTTTTATTAGCGAGGGGTTCTTTCTGCGGAGCGGGCTTATCGAGCTGCGCAAGGCCGCCCTCTGTCACCACGAGGGAGTAGGTCTCCTCCGTGTTCTTCCCGTTGAGATAAAATGCCGTTATCGTTTCCATTGTCTCTTCCTGTTCTCTCTCTATATATTCTTCGTCTGCTTTGCTATCTTGGAGAGGTTGGCCGCCATCTCTTCGAGGTTGCGGGAGTTCTTCGCTATCACCGCCACGTCACTCTGTATGAGGGTGAGACTGCCGCCTGCCGCCGTCACCCCCGCGAGAAGTCCGCCCCCTGCGAGGTTCTGCGAGAGGTACTGCGTTATCTGATTGACTTTCAGCTGAATATCCGTAAACCTCCCGTTGAGTTCGCTTGCCGTATCCTCCGACATCGTGGTGTAGCCGCCCGAAGAGGCGGATGCGGACTCGCTCGTCCCCCAATCGCCCGCACCCATCTGCGAGAGCAGCTCATCCACACCGCTCTCGTCTATGCTTTCAAGGGCTTTATCGTAGAGAGCCACCGCGCTTGCCACATCCCCGCTCTTGATGAGAGAGGACATCTTCTCCTTGAAGTCGTCAGTGAACACCTCTTCGAGGAGGTAGGACTGAACAACGCTCTTGGCAAGAGCCTTGGCGAAGTCCTGCACGTTGTCGGTGGTGTCGGCAAGGGCGCCCCCCGTGGACATGAACGCATCCACCATCTCGTCTGCGAGGGTGGAGGTCGTGTCGGAGAAGAGGTCGGAGAGGTAGGAGTCCATCTCTTCGAGGGCTTCCTCGTACCTGTCCCACTCGCTGATGAGGTCTTCTATGAAAGTCTTGTTCTCGTCCGTGAGCCCGTCCGCGTAGGCATCGTACCACGCTTGCAGGCGGTCTGTTTCGAGTTCGCCCTGCTCGTTATAGAAGTCCGCGAGATTAATGCTCTCTATATTCTTGCCGCGATACCACGCCTTGTCCAAGAACTTCTGCCAGCCCGAACGCATATCGGAGGAGACGTAGGTAGGACTTGTGATGGTAGTCTTGCCCTCTGCCGCCATCGCCGCGTAGGTCTTGAACTGCTTGTAAGAGTCCGTCCCGAAGACGGTCTCCGCAGCTGCAAGGCGGAGGCTGTCTGCTGCATCCCGCACGCCCTCGGCATAGGTCTTGGCAGCTGCGGCAAAGCTCTCGTTGGCTTCCTTGTTGGCAGAGACCACATTGGCAACGGCATTCACCACGGCAACGGCCGCGCTCACTGCACCGCTTATCCCGCCCGCGAAAGAGGAGAGGTCAAGCCCGCCGCCTGTGCCGCCCGTGAGACTCTCTTTGATGGTTGAGAACGCCCCCCACAGACTGCCCGCCGAGGAGAAGAGACTGCCTGCGAGTTTGAGAGCTTCGCCCGCCGCTTCGCCGATGGTGTTCCCGAGTTCCTCAAAGGACTTACCCGCCTCGGAGAGCAGGTCTGTGAGAGCCTTGTACTCTTGGAGGGTATCCTTTCCTTTGCCGCCCTCTCCCTCCTCCTCTTCGCCCTGCCTGCCGTCCTGTCTTTCTTTGAGGGCATCGGCAACAGCCGCCATTTGGGCACGAATGTAGGAACGTTCCTCCTCCGAGAGAGAGCCGCTGCCCGCAAGGTCTGAGCCTGCCGCATCGCGCGAGAGCTGAAAGGAGAGGGCTTTGAGGGCGGAGAGGAGCTGCTCCGTGGTCTGCTCTTCGAGACCCGAGACGAACCTTGCGTAGTCGCCGCTCTTCTCTGCCGTCTCCACGTCAAGGGCTTTCAGCTCCTCACGCCGCAAGTCTTCGAGGTTGGAGAGGTTCTCCCGTGAGACGCCCTTGCGGAGGGTCACCCCGTCCTCTTCGTAGAGTGCTTTTCTTCTCTCTGCGTACTTCTTCTCTATCGCCATCCGCTTCTGCTCGAAGTCCTCTATGTCCGCGAGAGCGTCCGTGAGACTCATTTGCAGGCTCTTGGTGTAACTGTCGTTTTCAAGCCCCGCGAGGGAGTCGTAGTAGCTGTTGGCGGGGTCGTAAGCCGAAGAGGGGAGACGGTCGCGGTATTGGTACTCCTTGCGGTCTGCGCCCTCTTTGAGCCACAGCTTGACGTCGGCTTCGCGAATGGCGCGGATGGCATCCTGCCGCCCGCGCTCTATCTCCACGAGCTTCTTCTTGTGATTGAGGGCTTTCTGTTCGCTGTCCTTGTATGTTCCCTCTCCAAGAGCGTTTATCTGTGCTTGGCGGAGGGAGATCTGCCTGTCCTCTTCCTCGCGCTGCCTGTTCAGCGCCTGCTCCTCTTTGAGGGCTTTCCTCTCGTAGGCGCGTTCTGTCGCCTCGGGGTCGGAGTCTGTCGGCTTGGCGGTGTGAGTGTCTTTGAGCTTGTCGTTCTCTGCCGTGAGGGTATCCACCTGCTTTTGCAGGGCGTGTATCTGACCCGTGAGGAGGATTTCATTGGGGCGATCCGCAACCTCTCCCTCGGCATTCACTTTAAGGTTGTCGAGAGCCTCTTGCAGGTTCTTTATCTCTTGCTTAAACCTGTTGATGTCATCCTCGTTGAGCTTGATGCGCACATCGGCCGGGAGGTCTTCCTTGGCCGCCTGCTTCTTCGCCTCTGTCAGCTCGTTGTACTTCTTTTTCAGCTCTTCGAGGTATGCCTCCTGTTTTTCGATATTACGGGTAAAGCCTATGCCCGCCCCGCCTGCTTCAACGGATGCCTGTTGGCTTTCTTTGAGACTCTCAATAAGCCCCTCCGTCTTCTTTATCTCATCCGCATAGTGCCGCAACTCCTCTTCATCAAAGCTCTCGTTGAGAGCCTTTTGCGCGGCCGTGAGGTTCTCTGTTGCGAGCTGCTGCCGCGTGTATTGCCCCGTGAGGGCGGGGGCAAGGGCCTTCAACTCGTTGTAGAGACGGATGCTCTCCTGCGTGGTTGTGGCCTCGTCCCGCAGAGAGGAGAGTATCTCGTCCATCCTTGCCTTACGCTCGTCAATCAAGCTCGTATAGCTCTCGACCTCCTTATTGAGCCGCTTCTGCGCCCGCTCTGCCGCCGTGTCTGCCGTGGCGAGCTTATAGACCCCCACGGCGAGGGCTGCAACCGCTGCCGCTGCGATGACATAGGGGTTTTTGAGGGCTGCGAGATTGAGCCGCTTCTGCGCGGCCGTTGCCGTGTTCGTGGCAGAGGTGTTGCGGGCGGTGGCGATGGTGTCAAGCTGCTTCGCGGTGGCGTCCTGCCTGCTCGCGATGGCTGCCCGCTTCTCCTCTGCCGCTGCCTTGCGCTTCGCGAGGGCTTCGCGCTGTGTGGCCGTGGCGTGCTTCTCCGCTGCCGCTATGCGTTTGAGCTTCAAGCCGAGGTCGGCATACTCCACGTCTTTCCTCTGCCGCTCGGCAATGAGGAGTGCCTTGTTTGCGGCCGTGACGGCGATGAGTGCCGTCTTGTACGTGCCGTAAGCGACAACGCACGCCCCGAGGACTTTGCCCACCTCTTCGTAATGCTCCACAAGGTAGGAGCCTCCGGAGAGAGCCGTATTGATAACCCCCTCACTCTGCTGCCCTATCTTGTTGAACATCTGTTGGAAGCTGTCCCCGATGTTGGAAATCTGCCCCGTGATGGTCTTGCTCTGCTCGGACATCAGCCCCCCGAATTTGCCGCCCTCGCTCGTCATTGACCAAATGGCGGCCTTGACCTCCTCCGCCCCGACCTTGCCCGCCGTGACAAGCTCACCGACCTTGTCTTTCGTTACTCCGAACTGCTTTGCGAGTTCCTCCGCCATCGGGATGCCCCTCCCCATAAACTGCCGCAAGTCCATTGTGTACATACGCCCCTGCGTCATCGTGGTGCCGTAGAGATAGACGAGGTCTCCAAGGGGGATGGAGAGCCCCGCTGCGATGTCCCCCAACCGCGTGAGGGTCTCGTTCACCTCCTCTGCGGCCGTGCCGTAGGCGAGGAGCTGCTTTGCGCCCTGCGAGACGCTCCCGAGGTCAAAGGGGGTCTTGGCGGCCGTCTCCACAAGTTGGTTCATCAAGTTGGCGGCTTTCTCTTCGCTGCCGAGCATCGTCTTGAATGCCACTTCAAGCTGCTGCATCTCCCCGCGCACCTCTACAACCTTGCCGATGAGCTGTTGCGCCCCGAATGCGCCCGCGAAGCCCGCAAGGCTCTTTGCCATTGAGGTGGCAACCCCGCCAACGGACGATAAGCCCTGCTCGATACGGTTGATGCCCTCGTTGAAGTTCTCTGTCGCCATCGTGGCCGTGAAGTGAAGTCCCGACATGTCTTTTTCCCTCCCTGTTATCTCTTGTTGTTACCGATGTTGCCGTTAGCCCGCAAGCCTTTGAGGGCGGAGAGGAACTCCGAGAAGTTCATCTTTCCGCTGCCACTGCCGCTCTTGCGGCGGCTGTTGAAAAGACCGCCCCCGCTGCCGCCCTTGTACCGCTTCATCTCCTCATCGCTCATATAGACGCTTGTCACGGCATCACAGGAGAGCAGGCGCAGAGTCGTGTAAGGTACACCCCACACGCAGTAGTCGAGTGTCCACCCGTACTTGGCGCAGGCGGCATCCACGACCGCCCCGAAGAGGGTCTTGCCCCCGAAGAAGAGGGTGCTTCCGTCACGCTTCGCCCGTGCCGCCCGCTCCCGCGCCCCGAGGTCTTCATCCATCCCCGTCTCCCTCAGATAGGCGGAGTAGTCATCGAGGGAGAGCGCAAGCAGGAGGAGTTCTGCCACCTCCTCTCGTGAGAGGGCAGCATCGAGCCGCTTGCGAGTGCGGGTAATGAGCCGCGAGTTGTAGTGATCGTCTTTGCCCGAGAGTGTGAAATGGGTGAGGAGTTCAAGAACAGCGGGGCGTTTCTCCGCATCCCCGCAAAGGCGCAGGGCTTCCTCAAAGGGGGAGACCGTGAGAGCGCGGGAGTCAATGCCCGCTGCCTGCATTATGCGCCGCGTGAGGATGACAACCCCGAGAGGGGGACGGTGCAAGAGGTATCGCCTGCCATCGGCAAAGAACTCGCAAGGTGCGCCGAGGAGCGCATCTTCCATCCCTGCGGGCATCCCCTTTGCCGCTGCTGCCTGTTGCGCGTTGCTGTCTGCCATCCTGCTGCTGTTATCGTAAGAGTGTGTTGTGTTGTTGTAGCGGGGGGAGGACTCGAACCTCCGACCCCCGGCGTATGAAACCGATGAGCGTAACCGACTGCTCTACCCCGCTCCGAAAACGAAAAACAAATAAAAACAAGCACTCTTACCTCCGAGTGCGAGGGGCGTCTGCTCCACCTGTCAATTAATCAATTGCCATTGCTTATTCTGTCTGCCCGAGGAGAGCTTTGGTGAGGGTCACGAAGTCAAAAAGGAACTTCTCACCCGCTGCCGCTGCCCCGCCCTTGATGGCGTATGCCGAGCATTCGAGAGTCCAGCCCTTGTCTGCCGAATAGACGGGCGAAGCCGTCACGGAGCAGTATGGGAAGACCACTGCCTCTGTCCCCTCTGCGTCCGCGCCCACATTGCCGAAGGCAATTGCGTAGTGCTTCTGCGTAAGGAGGCTCGACACCTTGAAGTGGTCGGGGGTCTCGTCCGACCCCGAAGAGACAATATCCCAGAAGAAACCCCTTGTCTGCTCGGAGGGCTTCACGATGGTAAAGGCGGGGGTGATGGTGCCCTCTTTCTGCAAGCGGTCGATGAGCGTGCCGTTGATGTCTTTGAGTTCGAGCACATCCCCGTCATCGGTAGAGATGGAGAAGCCGTCCTCGTCAAGAATGCCGAGGTCGTAAACTCCGTTGGTGGTGTTCTTTGAGTTGTCCTCTGCGAAGATGAATGCATTCTCCGCAAGGGCGGTGTCGGGCGAATCCATCTCTTTCAGAAAGAGGTGCGCCTTGGCCGCCCACGAGGTCTTAGGGGTCGATGATGATAATCCTGTTGCCATAATAATTTATAAGTACTTGTAGTTCAATTTTATACAAACGAAATGTTGATTAATCTCCGCATCGTCTCCGGTGGTGATAGGAGCATCAAGCTCCCATTCGTATCCCGCCGCAAGGCGGATGCTTCGCGCCCAATCGGCGGCGAGGGTTTCGAGCTGTGTGGTTCGATGCGCGTTCTCGATGAGAGTACCATCTGCGGCTGCGATGTCAGGAGTGTAGATGAGGACATTCACAGTACCCCGTTGGGGTATGGTGGTATCGCTGCCCGACAAGTATTGTACTATCACATCCTCCGCTCTCGAATTTCGAGGTCGCATCCCTGCAAGATATATCCCCTTGCCTGTCCCTTTTAGGGATTTGGCGAGAACACTCCCTCGAATGAGAGCTATGACATCGTGTTCAACCTCCCGACCCGTCTTCATCATCGTTGCAAATTAAGAGTACGACTTATTGCCGACACTATTGCTCCAATTGTAGAGGGAGCTTTATTCTTTGCCTCGGACAGAACGACCCGTCCCTGCACGAACCGTCCGTTCCTCGCAGTATGACCGTTCTCCACACAAGAAGCATAGCGCATTCCCGCAACGACAATGAGGGCGTATTCATCGGAAGCATATTGCCCTGCAATATTCTCCGCGAAAGACTCTCCCGACATCGCCCCGTCAGAACCTGTAACACTCACGGGGTTAAAATTACTCCTCCTCACAATACGCCCCCTGCGTGTAACCACATATCCGAGACTTGATGAAAGGTTGCCCGTCCTGTCCTTATAGCCGTGTCCCTCGCGTGCAATCGTCAAGAGTTGCTCGCCCGCGGAAGTGAGCGTCTTGATAATTTCCGCAGGGGATAATGTTGCTTTGACCCCTGCGAGCGTTCTTCTCGCAGAGGTTGCATCACAACTGATATTTGCCGATGGCTCTCTCATCTCAGACTATTGTTCGATATAATCCAACCGCAAAAAGGTGTTCTTTGCTTTTTACCGCAAACCGCCCAATCTCGCGACTGTTCAAATCAAGGAGGGCTATATGGTCGGATGTGACAGGCATCTCCGTGAGAATACTGTACGACCGCGAAGTGTAGTTGCTCTCTGCCGTTGCAGAGACGGCAAGGCGATTTTGACTATCCATCTCCCATTGGCAAGGGACAAGGTCATCCTCCCCCTCCCCCGCTGCACCATCATCGTTAACCACGGGATAACCATATTCATCTACCTCTGCCGTCCCTATCGGAAGTTGCCGTACCAATCCGTTACAAATAATCACAGCCTGCTGCCCTTGTACCCGAATGTCGTTATCGCCGAAACAGAAGAGGTAATGCCCTCCTCTTGATAGATTGACCGCGCTATCGCAAGGAACCTCTCCCTCTCTTCCGAAGAGAAAGAATAGTAAATGCCCCCTTGCGACACATTCGGAGCAGTCACGAGGAAGTGATACACATCTGCCATTGCAAGCCTGTATGCACTGCTCGCGAGAGTCTCCGAGTCTATATCGCTATCAAGAGCGAGTCCACGCGCCACCCCAACCCTGCTAATCGTATCAGCAGGGATGGGGTAGCCCGTAAGACTCTGCAATGCCTCTCTCGCTGTCATCACTCAATTATGCCGACTGTGATACCGCCACGGAAGCCGTATCGCCACTCTCGTCCGAAACAGTGATTGTTGCAGTTCGAGCCGCCCCGGTTGCGTTCGCAGTAACGGCGACAGTGATAGTATTATTGCGCAAAGTCGCACTTGCCCAACTTTCCGAGCTTGTCACGCTTACATCACCGTCAGCCTTGACCGATACTTTCTTTGAACTTGCCGAAGAAGTGAATGAGAGAGTCTCGGGGTCGAGTGTCACCTCTGACGCCCTGTCCGCATGCAGGATATAGACACTGTCAACGCTATCAATTACAGGCAAACGCAGACTTGCCGCTGCCGTGAACTCTTCATATGGCTCGTTGTGCGAGAATTTGGATACGAGGATGTTTGTCCCCGACTTCTCGTAAGAGACGCCTTGGACAGGGGCGGTCTCTTCCACGAGAGTACCATACACAAGCCTGCCTACCTGTTTTGCGCAGACTCCGACAACTGCACCTTGCTCCCAAGGGCGAATGCTCGTATGTGACCCGTCGATCTTCTCCACGGGGATGATAGTATCTATCACATGGAAATCTGCCCCGTACTCCTCATTGAGGACATCAAGGAACAGGCTGCGAGACGGCACGGGAATGTCGTTCGTGGAGACATACACTCTTCGCTCATTGTCCGCTACGAGCTTGCGCCCCTGCGAAGACTTGCGGAAAAGGTCGAAATATGCCTTCGACAAATACACATTCGTAATCGTTGTACCGTCAGCATTCGCTTTGTCAAAGAGCTGCTGGACATCATCCTGCGGTGTAATTGTCCCCGTTGCGCTATTCCACACCACGGAAGCCTTGAAAGAGTTCTCGTCCTTGTACCCGAATGATACGCGAATGGCCGTCCCCGGCTCATTGTCCTCGTTCGGGAGGAGTGTCACGCCTTGCGAAAGCCCCCTCTCAAAAGCTATCTCGGTGAGGTATTCGATGCCACTAATAACGCGAGGCACATCATCGAAAATCTTCACGGCAATCTGATTCTCATTCGCGCCGCGAGCTTTCATAATATTGATGTCTTGAATTTCTCTCTCTCCCTTGCGGAATTTGATGCCAAACTTCGGGATTTGTCCTGCCGCGCGAGAGAGTGTCGGCCTTTTCTTCAAAGGCAGAGGGCTGTCCAAGGCGACGACATCAGCTGCGACAATCGTGTTCGCAACGCTATTGCTTTGCCAAGTCAGGTCTGCGGAATACTCCTCGTCAATGAGGTCTTTATACCAAAGCTTGGGTGCTTCCTTTCGGCCATTGATGGTCTCTGTAACCTTGCCAACGATGGGGCGGAAGTACTTTTCTACATATTCTTGAAAAAGTGTACTGTTTGCTGCCATGATTTTTCAAATTAGTAAATGAATTGAATAAGCGGAAGCCCTGCCTTTATTGCAGAGGTCACAGGGTACGGACTGGCGGCAGCGTTGATAACACCGCTCGTTACGACTGACGCCTGTGCATTGTCGCGAGGAAGAGTCGCTTTCAGAACCCCGAAGTAAGAATACCCCGAAGGAAGCGTATCATACGCAGCAGAGGTTACGCCAAGAGGTTTCACCTCTCCGGTTGCGTCCTCGCGTATGAGAATGTGTCCGGCAGAGATAACCTTGACGCTCTCGTCAAGGTCGTCAACATTAAGGCTGATACCGCAGGGATAGTGAGTTACGGCTTGAACGATGACAATACCATCGTTGCCTGTAAGAACAGAGAATTTCTCTCTGTTCAGATTGGTTTCTGTTGCCATTTTTCGTAAATTCTAAATGTGAAGTTGTGATACTACATCGTCCACCTCTTTCGCCGAGGCCTCCGAGGCGGAGACCGCTCCAACCTTTTCCACGGGGCGGCCGAACACAGCACCTTTCGCACCGAGGGTCTTCATAACATCGTCCACCTCCGTGTCCGTTGCTTTCAGAAGCTCCTCGAAGTCCTCCACTGAAAGAGTGTCGAGAGGTATCCTCTCGTACCCTTTGCGAAGTCCTTGCGGAAGCCTTTCCAAGACCTTACTCCATCTCTGCTGCCGATTGATGTTAATCTTGTCGGCCTCCAAAGCCTGTATCTTCTCGGATAACGGGCGTATCGCTGCGTCAAGAGCTTTCGAGATGAGTTTGTCAAGGTCTGTCACCGAAGAGTTGCTTGTTCGAGTTGAGACAGATTGTCCCCCCTCCCCCACCTCTTCTTTTGACGGCGATGAGGGTTCTTTCTCAATCTTCTCCCCGTTGCGGAGCCCGTATTTCTTCTCGTAGTTTGAGACAGAAGTCTTTGCCGCTTCCGTGGCGCGACTATCCCCATACGCTTCGAGAACTTGCTGAAATGTCACCCCCGCCACTGCGGTTGCGACATCATCTTGTGCGGTCACCGTCTTGCTCAACTTTTCAGCAATACGGGAGAGAATTTTTTCATCAACCCCCTCAAATTTGACTGTTAATGCTTCGAGTATCTGTTGTTTCATAAAAACAAAGATAATATTTTTTTTCAAAACTGATTACATTGTAAATATTTTTTCTATATTTGCACTTGAAAAACAAATCGAAACAATGTCAAAGATTTACAGAATCGTAGCGAGAGAGTGGATAGCAGCCACCGACCCGCGTTTCAACGAAAAGTCACGCCGCGAGCTTGTGAGCGGCCTTACCTTAAAAGAAGCGCAAGAAAGACTTCTTGCATTCTACAACGAAGATTGCAGCCGAGAAGCATCCTCTTGGGGCGCCGCCGTAAGGCAGCGCGGCAACTATGGGGTATACGCTTACCCCACTCACAAGGACGGTACACGGTCTTACGAGTATGACAGCCGCACCTTTTCCATTGTCGAGGATAGGAATTTCCACCCCCACAGAAGCACTCACATTTAAGTCTAATCTTC